TTGCCGGCGAACTGTCCAAGGGCAACAAGGACTATAACAGCACCGGCAAGAACATCGGCCTGCTGTATACCAAAGACCCGGACAAGATGTCCCACGAGGTTCCCATGGCTTTCCTCCAGCACGCGCCGCAGGATCGCAATCTGGAAATCGTTATCAACTGCGAGGGCCGCGATGCAGGCATGATGATTCCTTATCCGCTGTCTGCTTGCCTGGTCTACGGTCTGTAAGAAAGGAGAAACCGACTATGAAGGTCAAAAACATTTCGGTGAAGCCCATCTGCATCGGCTCCATCTCTCTGCTCCCCGGCGAAACTGCGCAGGTCGATGCAACCTATGATGATGCAATGGCATTTTACATCAGCATGGGCCTGCTTCAGGAGGTTCAGGAGAAAAAGGCGCGCGGAAAGAACGCAAAGGCCGATTCCGAAGCTGACGCTCCTGCCGATGCTCCTGCGGGCGGTGAATCTTGATGGATTCTCCTGACGTGACCGCCATTACCAAAATTGTAAAGAAGGTTGGCACCGAGTTCGAATCCGCTTCGGACGAGGACATTTCTTTTTGGATCGACCTGCAAGCGCCGGTCATTTCCAAAAAGAAGTTCGGCGCAGATTACAATCTGGCGGTGGCGTTGCTGGTTTGCCATGCTATGAAAATGGCTGGCAATGGTGACAGTTCTCTCGGAACTATCGCAAACACTGGTCGCTTAGCCAGCGTTTCCGAAGGTGGCGTGAGCATTTCCTTTGCCACCAGCACCGCCGGGACCACCGGAGATGCTGAGTACCAGCTTACTTCCTACGGCTTGCAGTTTATTTCGATTCGGAACCGGCATATCGTGCCTATCATGATTCGATAAGGAGGCCTGCCCATGGCGATAGCCAATGACATCGGCCTTGATCTGACGCCAGAGGGCAGGGCGGCGATGGAGCGCCTGAACGAACTGTCCAGTGTGACCATAGAGGTTGGGTATCAGGCAGACCAAAAGGCGGCTGACGATGAAACATCGCTGGCCGAGGTCGCCTACTGGAACCACTACGGAACCCTCCACAAAGACGGTTCGGTGATGATCCCTGCCCGTCCTTTTATGGACACCATCAAAAAGCACTCGGAAGAACTGGCAGAGTTTTCGCAGCAGGCTCTGTCCTCATTGGAAACAGCCGATTCAGTTGTCAATGCGATTGGTTCGCAGGCAAAGTCTATGATTCAGGATGCAATCAAAGATGAGGAATGGGCACCCAATGCGCCCATCACCATCGAGGGCGGCTGGATGATGAACGAATATGGCAAGAAAGGCCCGGTGCCTGTGCATATTAAAGGGAAGAGTTCCACGAAGCCCCTGATTGATACAGGTGCCTTGCGTCAGAATTGCCAGTACGTTATCAAGAAAGGAAAGAAATGAACATCTTTAAGCAGATGTACACCGTGCGCCGCTACAAGGGCACCAGCTGGGATAGTGGTACGTCCGAAACAACTTACTCGGATATGCAGCTTCCACTTGATGTGCAGGCCAAAACGCGCCGCAATCAAGATGATGCTTCCGGCCGCTCTACGACCGGCGTTCTGACTGTGTATAGCGATGTCCAGCTTCTTCCTACGGAACCGGATAAACAGACAACGGGAGATCGTCTGCTTTACATGGGGCAGTGGTACGCCTGCAAATCGTCCATCTACTGGGGAAACACCATCCTGAAGCACTGGATATCAGAGTTTGAAGCTGTTGAGGGCGAGAAAGGGGAGAATGCCAATGACACCAGCTGAGTGCCGCGAGGCGGTTCGGCTCATGTTTGTGGAACTGTACCCCCATTGCACAGTGATTTACAGCTATCCCAATTCCGTTCGTCCACCGCTTCCGTATGTCGTTCTTGACTTTGAACGCATCGAGCCGGTGAACTCGTTTGAGTACGTCAAGAACGGGATTCTTTGGCAGGAAAAATGCAAGCGCATTCCGTTTTCTGCTGAACTGGTCACCGAGAGCAAGACGGAGCACGCTGCCGGGGTGAAAAAAGTTAGTTTGTCAACGGTCGTGGACGACCTTGAACAAGCTATTCAGTTCTTTGATAGCCAATACGCAGGTGACAAAATGCGCGCCATGAATATCACGGTATGCACGGAAGGGTCACCTGAACCAATCCATAACAGCGCGCCCGGCGTAGAGAGGGCGCGCTGTTCTTTTTATGTGGATTTTGTGCAGCGTACTAAGGAGTACGCCGCCTTGGCTCCGATTGACGGCGAGTATTCGGAAGACCATGCCAGTGCAGCATCCAAAAAAGTTGCAGACATGGAAGCCGGATGGTTTGACGAAGTCGAAGTCAAAAAAGAAATCCGAAATGAGTAAAGGAGCGAGACCACATGAATATCGACAAAATCGTTGAGGTCAATATCCAGATCTCCGAAGCGATGTCCATTGATGGTGGTTATGACACCATCCTCATTGTCGGCCCTCTGCCTAAAGCCCCCGGCGGTCGCGTTACACCTGATGTTGCCGGTTATGCGAGCTTGCAGGACCTCAAGAGCGCCGGATTCGCAGCGGACGACCCTGTGTACATTGGTGCCAGCAAGGTGTTTGGGCAGTCCCCAAAGCCGCCCGCGGTAATGATCGCGGTGCAGAAGCTGTCCAGCGGCTCCACCGAAAAGGTGGATGTGACTCTTGACCGAGCCATCGGTATGCCGGGCTGGTACTGCATCTGCCCGGCGGGCATCAAGGAGGACTTCTACCAGAGCATTGCCGACTGGACAGAAGCCAATGAAAAGCTGTGTATCTGCGAGACAACCGGCATTTCGTCCTCTCCGGTATCGGATGCAATGCTTCGCACTGCGGTCATTCACGCTACCGCCGAGAACGACTGCGTGAACTGTGCTTACGCCTCCCGGTTCCTCTCCTATGACCCGGGCAGTGAGCAGTGGTGCTTTAAGTCCCTTTCCATGGTGTCTGCACAGGGACTGTCCACCACGGATATTGCAAGTCTGGAAACACGCAATATCTCGTATTACACAACTGTTGGCAGCAAAGCCATGGTGCAAGGTGGCAAGGTGAGCGGCGGCGAGTGGATCGACACCATTCGTTTCCGTGACTGGCTGAAGACCGAAATTCAGTCCAAGGTGCTGAACCTGCTTCTGGGCTTGCCCAAAGTGCCTTATACCGATCAGGGCATTGCGCTGGTGCAGAACGCTGTCATTGATGCGCTGGAAGAGGGCGTGCGTGCTGGTGGCATTGTGCAGGATGCTTCTTCCGATGATGGAGAAGCGTCTCGTGCATATACCGTCACCGTGCCGCGCGCGGCCGATTTGGATGCCGCAACTCGTAAGAGCCGCCGTCTTACCGGTGTGACATGGACAGCACAGCTGGCAGGTGCCCTGATCGCCGCGAAAATTGGCGGCACACTGAATTACTAAGAAAGGAGAACCGCTAAATGCGTGGAGATGTAACCGTTTACTCCCCGAAAAACGTTCTGTGCACCATGGGCATTCACATCGCGTCTGGTTTTACGGAGGATGGCTTTATTACCATTACTCCGCAGGGTGATGGCGTGACGGATGAAGCCGGTGCAGATGGCGAAGTGGTCATTTCGATTCCGGATGATCCTCGTTATGAAATCAAGCTGGTCCTGCAGTACGGCTCCAAAACAAACAACTGGCTGCTGAAGCAGTACAACAATAACAAGCGGATCCCGGGCAGCGGCCTTTTCAATATGCAGATCAAGGATCTGGGCTCTAACCCGGATTTCACGGCGTCCAAGGCATGGGTTTCCAAGCCTGCCCCGTGCGCTTACGGTAAGACCGGCCAGAGTCAGGAGTGGACACTGCGGGCTGTTGGCAAGATGGAACCGAAGAACTGAAAGGAGAAAACCTGATATGAAAATGAAACGCATGGAGATGCGCGACATCACGGTTGGCGAATACCAGTTCAAGGTTCGTCCATTCGGTGCCAAGGATGCCACCTACATTTTTGGCGATGTTGCATCTATCATCCTGCCGATTCTGGGCACCGTGTCGGTTGCTAGCGACGATAAGGATGCTGTCAACATGGAAATGTTTGACGGGATGGACATGGACAAAGACTCGCTGGTCAAGGCGCTTGCCCGCATCAATGGCAACGCATTGAGCAAACTGGTGAGTGAGCTCCTGCTGGATCACAGCAACATCCGTGTTTTGGATCCTGAGAAAAACACTTATGAGGTCATGGGCGAGGATGATTTTGATGAAATTTTCTGCCAGTACCTCGCCGGAATGCTCAATCTTTGCGCTGAGGTCATTCGCTTAAACTTCAGCGGTTTTTTCAAAGATGCGAGCACCCTCTTTGGAGGCCTTATCAAAGTGCGCCGGGCGGGCAGCTCGAACAGTACGGAGAGTTCGACAACGACAGAGTAACGAACCTTGAATGGATTATGTATACCCTGATTCGTGAGCGGGTGGCTTCGATGTACGAACTGACCTATGTTTATAATCTGGATGAAATGCTAAAACTCTACGACCTGATTATGATGCAGCGGGACATTGAGTACGCCAAAAGCCAAGAGGACAGAAGGGGGGATACATAAGTGGCGGCGAAGGAAACTGTAATCGGGAAGTTCGTCAATCAAATTCTGTTCAAGGTCGATAAAAGCTCTGTTGATGACGCAAAAAGCGCTATCAGCGAAGTAAAAGGCTTTGCAGCTAAAGCACTTGGAGCAATCGGCATCGGCTTTTCCTTTACTAAGCTTGCTAGTCTTGCAGAGGAATTTGGCAGTATCAACGATACCATCCGCGGGGCAACCCGCGAGATGGGAGATCAAGCGGATATTCAGCAGAAGATTCTGCAAGGGGCTCAGGATTGCCGTGAAGAATACGGAGCCATGGCCGGAGATGTGACAAAGCTGGTGCAGTTGAACAGTAAACTGTTCCCGGTTGATGATGCTGTGAAGTTTGTTTCGCTTGTCGAAAAGCTGGAAAAGGGCTCCGGCAGAGAAGCAAATCTTGACAACACCATGAGTGTACTGCAAAAGGCTATGTCTTCGGGCAAGCTGGACAAATCTGGCTTCTCCAACTTAAAAACAGCTGCCCCGGAGGTGGTGAAAGCCATTTCGTCTGCAATGGGAGTGTCCGAAAAGCAGCTCCAAAATCTGGCAGAGAGCGGAAAACTTTCCGCAAAGCAACTGAAAGAAGCGTTCTTTGCGGCGGAAAGCGACAT